TAATACCCTTCCTGAAAACGTGCATAGAGCCTTAGTAAATGCTCATACGGAGTCAGCGTTATTTCGCTTCCTCCGCTTCTGCGTTTTTTGGGAGTTTCTTCAGTTTTTCATTGACGAGATTAATCACATATCTTGCGCCGTCCAGATATCCGGGAACAACATATGCCGGGTCAATATCGTCCGGGTTAACGCCAAACATCTGTCCGACGATTTTGGCATGCTCAATCATCAACTCATGGAAAGTCCACTCGTCTTTATTTTTCTCGTCATATTCTGCGACCAATCTCCACATCTTCATGTTCGGACGCGGCAATGTCACTTCTTCGCCTGTCGCCAGTTTTATCTTTGGAACGTCCATCATCTTGTAACCCTCCTAAAAAAGCGGCAGGATTCAACCTGCCGCCCGCTATATCATCATGCTTCGATACTGGTATACCAGCTTGCGATTACCGTTGCACTTTCCGTATTGTCACTATCTGCTACACGTTTCCACTGGCCGTCGTATTCGCGTGCAACGAAACGACCTTCCATCTGCGGAGTCGTAAAGTTTACGCTTTCGCCTTTTGTTTGAATTGTTTCCTGCGACGGCGAAAAACGACCTTTCAGCAGTTTTACGTAGCGCGTCTGACCGTTATGTTTTTTCGCTTCAAAAGCAAGAGCGACGTACGGCGCAGTATCGCTCGCTTTTGCAATCAATTGCTTTGTTGTCGAATCAACCTCATGGCCGAGAAGGGCGGCCTGGTCTTCAAGCGGCAAATCTGCCGTTTCAATTGTTACCGTGATTTCCGTCATAGACGAATCCGTTGCAAAAGGCGCATCATCACCGTATAACGTGTTGAATGTGATAGACGGATTAATATCTACCTGAATCGCACCAGCGATTCTTTTCATTGTTCCATATGTAGCACCTGAGCTATTGTCACTCGATAACGGTGCATAGTAAAGGTTCTTCAAACCTACTGTTGCCATTCCGAATCAACTCCTATCCTGTAATCTATTATTAATATCCTCTGCTCATTTTCGACATACGGCATCGCCTGCACTCTCGCGTAGCCCAATCCCTGCATTATTTGATGAATCCGCCGATATATTGCGTGATACTGTCCGTCCGTTGTGATGATATGAACGCGCATGGTAACTCTGTGAGTCACCTCAATATCATCACCGACTAGAGCCGGGACATCGCTCACTGGCGAATAGACGAGAATCGGATAACGCAGATTGTCGTCACTTGGTGCTTGCAGATGGAATACAGACTTAATACCTTTCGGCAGCATGGCCAACAGGTCGCTGTCACTTGTTATACCTGCATATACCTGCGCTTCCAGTTCCATTGTTTCCACGTTATCACCTTCTCTTTACAGCAGCTTGAATAGCTTGAATAATGCTTTGCCTTACGCCATTTTTATGCGCTTCCATCGCCGGATATAAGAACGGGCGATTGACTCGAGGAGAGAATTCTACAATCTGCCCATACAGATATCCGTCTCTTGATTTCGCATTTGCTGAAATCTGATATACTGTGCCGCTGCGCTTTGACTCAGCTTTAATCGAGTCACGCAGAGCACCAGGAGTAACATCCTGTGCAAAATACGCTCTGCCGTTCTTCTTATGCCCTTCATAGACAGGGCAGCGACTTTTTGCATCGTTCACAATTTCATCGGCACCTTTTTTGAGCGCATCTTTTGCCGCAGCTAAGACATGGTCGCCAAGCTCTTTAAGATGCTGCTCTGTCTGGGCTGTCGAAACATGTCCGCGTGAAAACGATTTCGCCTTGTAATTATTCCGCCTTGCCATCCGGAACCACCTCTACGCAATCCAGAACAGTCCAAATCCTGCGGCTCTCAGCATCATACGGAGTGGATGTTATGCGTAATCTCTTGTTACGCCACTTAATAACATCGTCCGGTGATATGTCATCGCGATACCGCACGATTATCCGATAGCCGATAGATGCAGTCCGTTCAACGCCACCCTCTGATATACCGGCATTAATTGCCAAGACTTTCGCCCAACATTCCGCCCGCACGACTTCCTCACTCTGCAGAATATCGCCAAGCTCGTTGCGATAATTGACAAACGATAGAATTTGGATCCTCTCCTTCAAATCGTCAATTGTCGTTCTCATCACATTACCGGTATTAATCATGGCTCTGCCTCCACATCAGCCCAATACTGCAACTGCGCAATTTGGCTCTGAATATAGAATGGAAAGTTATCGCGCTGGTCGTTAGACGGGTCACGATTCCGATAAAACTCGGACACAAGTGCCAATTTGACCATGTCAGCCTTTGACGCAAAATCAGCATCTGTCAGCTTGTCAGCATAACCGTCTATGGATGCCGCAAGATATGAATCTGCCGCATCCATAAACGTCTGCAAGAGCGCATCTTCGTAAGCGGCATCAATCCGAAGATAATCTTTTACCTGCTGTAATGTTACCGCCATAATGCGCACCTCCAATTAAGGCAGTTCTACTTTGCGAGCAATCATGGCATTGCTGTCGTATACCGTCGTACCGAAGCGGATTACGCCGCGCAGTGCTGTGCCGTATTTACGCCACAGATACTCGGTGCTGATAGCCAGTTCCATACCTTTGCGCTCGAACATCCATACATACTCTGCGAGATTGCCGATGAAGAACGGTGCATAACTTTTTGCAGAAGCACCGCTGCCCGTTTCGATATTCTCAAGCAGGCTGTCTTCGATAACAACGATTTCTTTACCGCGATACATATATTTATCCGGCTGAGTAACATCCGGCACGAACAGCGGACGATTGTTGCCGTCATCGAGATTGGCAAGGAATAAGAACCCACTCTGATTCGTGTAGATTTTAGCATTGTTGTAATACTTACGGTTCAAGCCTTTGAACAGTGCTTCGTTCAGAGCCTTGTGAGAGGAAATCGTCGGAGCAGATGCACCGCCAGTGCCTGCCAGCGTGTCGAGATGACCGATAACCGCAGCGTTTTCGGCGCGTACAGATGCAAGTGCAAGCTCACGACCGCAGATATTCACGATATCCGCATTGGCATCATCGATGAGCTGATTCGATACAGGGATAATCAAGCCCATATCTTCGACAGTGTAGCTTGCCTGCCCAAACGATACATCGCCTTCCGGGATGTCCGTCAATTCGGCAAAACTCTGGAATACGAGCTGCTGGTCGCTAATCGTCGGCCAAGAACCCGTTGTGTAATTAGTGGAACGCACCGTGATATAATCCCGGAGCTGCGTGAACTCATTACGCAAGTCCTGAATCTGTGCCATCTGCTCTGTCGGAACAAGATAACCGCCCTTCGCAGGAATGCTCTCAATCTGGCCAGGCTGGCCGGGAGAGCCGGTAACATTCTTATATGCCTGACGTTCTTCATCCGTCAAGCCGCCCGCGCGTTTAACAAGCTTGTTGAATGCACGACGTGCCAGCTCATTTTCCGGCACATTGGATGCAGGAGCAGGAGCACCTTTGCCCATGTCCTTAATTTCCATTTCTTCCAAAGCCTTGGCTGCTTTATACTGGTTAACCAGTGCATTCAGCTCGCCACTCCATTTTGCCGCTTCGACAAATTCTTCTTTGTTCTGCAGGTCTTCAATCTTTGCGGACAGCTTATCGATTTCGTTCCGCAGTTCATCTGATTTTTTCATTTCAATACTCCTTTCGCAAGTGCAAGAGCCGCAGCAATACGGCACTTATTAACAGTGTTATCAACAGCATTAACAGGTTCTTCTGTTGGTGCTGGTTCGACAGGCTTTCCTTCAGGCGGCTTGTCTCGCGCCGCAAAGCGGATATTTGTCGGTGCTTTTTTGAAATTCAGCGGATGCTTGCCTGCGCATGCCACCGCATCAACTGCACCAGTCACATTGATGTTGAATATCTCACTTGCCTGCGCTCCGGTCAGCCAAGTTTCGTCATTGACCATATCCGTAATATAATCCGGCGCAATGCCGTCTTTGGCTGCTTTCCGGTATGTCGACTCCAAACCTTCCTGAATCGTGTTGAGAATATCGACAGTCTTCTGTAGTTCGAAAGCATTCCCATAGACACCAACCATCGGCTTGTGAATCATCAGATATGCGTTCTCCGGCATCTCTCTTTCATCTGCCGCAAAGAAAACCTGCGTCGCAATCGAGCAACACCAGCCATCAACTACAGCTTTTGTATGTCCGTCATGGCGAGCAATCATGTTAGCCATCGCCACGCCAGCATTGACGTTCCCGCCATCCGAATTGATATAAATGGTCAAGTCTTTGCCTTTCAATTCGTCTAACTGCTGGCGAATTTTAGCAGGCCATTCGTAACCATTTTCGACTCCCCAAACATTTTTGAGAAAATCGCCATCCGCATCATCGATGATATCGCCACTGATATATATTTCTGCGCTATTATCATTCTTGTTCTTGATTTTCAACATTGGTCTCACTTCCTTTCACAGCATACGCCTTGCCAATCTCTTCGAGCTTTACATAAGAGCCGTTAACCATATGCACGTCCCCATTTTCGCAAGGCGGCAAATCGAGTTTATTGCGTGCCTCATTCACTGAGTATATAGCCGACTGTGCCATCTTCTGCAGAACGTCCGCTTGCTGTTGCGGGTCACCGCGCAGGATAGTCCAAACGTTGAACTTGTAGCCAAGACCTTCGTCCTGTTCTCTGCGAGTCAGCAGTTTTCGGTTCATTTCCTGTTCGTAAATCGTGATGTTATACAAGAGCGTATTAACATAAAACTGCAGGTTCTGCATTGCGCTATTGTTATAACTCGACTTTGTATAGTCGTTCAGATGGTCAGGAGACAATCCAAACGCTGCCGCAATCTGCAAAGCATTGTATTTTTTCAGCTCGTAGAATTGCGAGTCAGCCAGCTTCATATTCAGCGGCTGAACATCCCACCCTAATGGGATGGTAAACATCTTCGTCTTAGAGCTGGCAATCTGTCGCTCAATAACATCAATGACCTTATTCCGCTTAGCCTCGTTCAAGTCGCCGATAAATTTAACGACTGCGCTGGCCGTCATGCCATTCTTATACAGGTCGTTGAGATAGGTCTGGCTCTCCTTGTTGCCCGCCATCGAATCTGCGAGGATTTCCCGGACAGACTTACCAACGAGACCAGTATCCTCCGTTATCCACGACCGCACATGAAGGATATCTTCCGGATGGATAAAATACTCGTGACCATTGGCATCATACTTGTAGTAATACCGCCAGATAGGAAACTCGTCGAGATTATTCACCCATACCTGCATCCGTCTCGGATTGAGAATGTGCAAACCTTTGACTTTGCCTTTTTCCCGCTCGACCAGTGCATAGCCATTGCCAAAATGATTCCGATGGTACTCCAACGTTGTGAAAAACTGGACAGGAGTCATTATGCTGTTAGGCGCAATTCCGAGAGCATACATCGTATCATGCGTGACACGATTTTTATTTGAGTCCATCAGGTATACAGGCATCTTGCCGATTGACTCGCTGAGAACTTTCATACATGTGAAATATGTTACTTCACTTATATCAGCCGTATAATTCCCTGTCTTACCGCTAAACAGTTCAATAATGTCACTCATTTTATAGGTTTGAGCATCATTCTTGAATGCTCCGCGTATCTTGTTCCAAATCTCCATTAATCATCACCTCCCATAGCTTTCAGCCACTCATCGGCGGCATTATCATAGTCAACTTCTGTTTTGTTCAGGAAATACAACTTCCACGCATCAATGATTGCATCTACGGGGTCAATCCTTTTCGACTGAGTCATTTTGTCGATTTTGATTTCGCCGAATGAATTCGGCTGAGATATTACAGCATTGACCGCCGACCATGTCAGCAAAGAATTGGCTTTGTCATATTCGACAAGGCACGCTTTTACGCTTAATTGAAAGTCAATCGTCGGGTCATTCAGGCTTCGCGCAGATTGCTTAATTTCTGTCAAATTGCAGTCAAGCACGTTTTCGAGGTCAGCAAGAAAAGCCGCTGCATTGTGATTATCATAGCCGCAATCCAACACCTTTAAGTCGTATGATTTAATCATCTCGCCCAAGTCAGCAATGATATGCTTGTAGTCCGTCTTGATGCCATACATATCCGAAGTCAGCGTTATCAAGCCTTGTGTTGCCCACATGCCATAAGGCGCATCGTCCGTCTGAATATGCTCCTGAAGTCTCAGCTCCGGCATATAAGAATGCGACCATATATAGACTCGATTGTCTTCAAGTGGGAAAAGAAGCGCAATCGATGTTAAGTCACCGCCAGACGACAAGTCAATGCCGAGATAACACTCACGGCCTCGCATGTCCTGCAGCGTTTTATCGCTGGCGCATTCATGCCACTTGTCCAAATCGAGCAAGGCACCGCCCGTATAGGTTACCCAACGATTTAGTGATTTTGTCATGAAATTGACAAGCTCATCGCCCTGCTTCTCTTTGGCTTCAATCGCCTTTTCAGCCATTCTTGCCAGCTTTACAGAATTGACGGTTGTATCATCATCCCACAGCTGCAAAGGATTCGCCTTCAGCCAGTTATTTCTATCCCAGATATCATCATCCTTATCCAGCTCTGCGATATAGATGAATAATGAGTCCTTTTGGATATTTCCGGCAAGGACTTGCTTGCAAAATTTATAGTGCTTATAACATGGGCCGTTGAGATTGAACCCTGCCGTCGTGATTGCCAGCGTCAATGCATTATCGACCGCGATTTGGCCGTCTTGCATCAATTTATACATCTGATTCGTTGGATGAGCATGGTACTCATCGACTACCGCTAATCAATTTGTTACCGCAGAGGCTTTTTATCCTCTACTTCTTACAGTTTCCTGTAAGTTCAGCATATATCATCACCTTCAGCCGTACTGGTAAGGTGCAGGACACTCTTGGGAATGTTATATTCTATGCGTTCTCTGCAATAGAAAACGCATAGGTTCAATTCCTATGCGTTACAATGACCATTGCTTATTACTTCAATGGTTTATCACGGTATTAGCGTATTTTTGATTATACTCTTTAATATAAAC